TCTGGTACATGTTCGCTGAAGGTTCATTCTTGTTCCTTGACGGCGGTACAATGGATCTCGGAATTATCCGTGACTCAACACTTGTTGGCACAAACGATTACAAGATGTTCGTTGAAACCTTCGAGAACGTTGCCAAGGTTGGTATTGAATCACTTAAGGTGACATCAACAATCAACGTAAATGGTACAGCCTCTGCTCTACGCGACCTACTTGGTGGCGCAACAGCGGCAACAGTCGAATACTAAAATTCGATCAGTCGTAGAGGGAGCGCTCAGCAATGGGCGCTCCCGATACGAAGTAAGTAAACGTAAAACAAACTTTTAAGTTAGGAAGTAGATTAAAGATGGCCTTTACGGGAGTATTTGAAGCACCTATGGTTATGGGTGCTAATTTTGGTCTACTTGGCTGTGTTAAACCTGACACTAACTTAGACGAAGACCAGTGGGTACGTGGCTTCTCTCAGTACTGGGACAGCGGAGTATACTCTGCTAAAAACTGGGATGATACAGACACAACGTCATACACAATTGCAAATAACGCAACACCGGCTCGTTATCTAGAAGTTAAACCATTTTTTGTTGAAGTTGAAGACTACCGCTCAACATTAGGTCTACTTGGTATAGACCACATTGAAAGAATTAAACGTCAGCTAGAGTGTATTACTCAAAAAGCTCTTGAAACAGAGCTGTGGGACGGTGCAGTTCGCATTGGCGCTAGCCATGCAAATCGAGCACTAGTAGACCCTGCCGCTACGATACTTAACTCAGGTACAGCACTATCAGCTCGTCGCGCACTTGCGCTTCTTGAGCAGACAATTGGAGATACCTCAGCGTGTGGAATTCAAGGAGTCATTCATATGACACGTGACGTTGCTACGCTTGTTGCAAGCTCAAGCCTAATTTATCCTTCCGCAGAAAGCGGCGACACCTTCCTTAGAACTGTTGGTGGAACTCCGGTAGTAATCGGTTCTGGTTACTCAGGAGCAGGCCCGACTGACGCTGCTGGAGATGCAGAGACACCTACAGCAACAAATAAATGGATGTACGCCACGGGCGACGTTAGAGTCATTCTTGGTGATATTGACGTTGTTAATGATAGTCTAGCACAGGGCTACGATGTATCAGGCAACGCGAACAACATGCTTCTTAAGGCAATTCGCCCAGCGGCAGTGTACTTTGACTCATCTGTACACGCAGCAGTCAGAGTTGACTTAACCGCGTAAAATATACGTATTAGCAGCCGCTTCTAAATAATAAGGAGAAATATAAACAATGGCAACTCAAGAATACGCCGCGAGTATTCAAGGTGTGTCGATTCGAGTAACTCGTCTTGACGCATCTGGTAATCTCCTGAATACAGAAGGCGACAGCTACACAACTTCAGGCTTCATGCGCTTGTCGTTTACGCCTGAGTACGAAGAAGGCGATGAAATTACAGAAAAGGGCGCGGACGGAACAGTTCACGTTACCTACAAAGCACCAGATACACTAAAGCGTATCTCAATGGAAATTGCAATCGCAGAGCCAGACCCAGAGCTAACACAGCTAATGTCCGGTGGTCTTTTGCTACGTAAGAACCTTGGAACATACGCAGCAGCAAACCGTAAGTCAATCGGTTGGTCTTCTCCAGCAACTGGTGATGATCCTGCAGGCTACGGCGTTGCGATTGAGACATGGTCTCACGCAATTATTGAAGGCAAGAAGGCTTCAACACTTCCTTACTTCCACTGGATTTTCCCATATTGCAAGCTACGCCTTTCAGGTGACCGTGTTATTGAAAACGGCTTGCTCGCGAATACTTTCCAAGGCTACGGTCTTGGCAACGTAAACTTTGATACAGGTCTTGACGAGCGCTGGGAGTTCCCAGTTGCAACAGAGCGCCCATACTCATACGCTCGTAGCTCTTGGGCTCCTACAGGACGCAAGGGCTTCTACACATGGCACGGCGAGATCTCAAAGACTATTTCAAACGTTGCCCGTGCAAGCGCTACAGCCACAATTACTACATCTACAGCTCATACACTTGCTGCCGGTGACTCAGTTGTTGTTGCTGGTCTAACTAACTCTGCTCTTAACGGTACATACACCATCGTGTCAGTGCCAACATCAACAACATTCACTTACACCACTTCTACTTCTGGTACTATTGCGTCTACAGCGGACTCTGGCACAGCAGTTGTTGGTGCAAACTCACGTGCGGTGACAGACTTCCTATCTGAAGGCTCAACCACAGCGTACAACGTTCCTGGATCACAAGACTTTAATGAGGACAATGAAGTTGACTTCATCATTGCTTCATCAGAGGATCCAACCTCTTAATAGATAGAAGTGAGCGGCATGCCAATGTGTAAAAATAAACACAGGCATGCCGCTCCTTTATTACAACAAGTATTAACGACGACTAGACAGGACGGTTAAGTGTCAAATCTTTGGATTTCGGTAGAAGAACTTGACAACTATGCAGATAGCGAATACGCGTATGAGGCCGTTAAGGTTGCTTCACAACTTCTTTGGTCTATGTCTGGCAGAAAATACGGTGGGATCACAACTGTAACAGAAAAGTATGTCTGCGCTTCCCGCGCTTATCGTTTAGGCGCGTCTTCACGTAACTACTCTCCTGAGCTTGTCGGCGGAGACCTATACAACATCCCTCTTGATGAATTTGATGACTACGCGGAGCTAACAACCGACGGTATGTCACCTTCTACACGTTTACGCCTACGCGGAGGCCCTGTAGTCAAGATCGACGCTATTCGTGATAGAGCTGGAAACATCATTGACCCATCTAACTACTACCTAGTTGATCACTCTACGATCCAAGCACGTGCTGGAGTTGCGTGGGCACCTTGCAATATTGAAGTAACGTATACCTATGGCTCAATGCCACCTGCGACTGGTGTAGCAGCTGCTCGAATTCTTGCAACAGAGTTTATTAAGCTATGGAGTGGCTCTGACGATTGCGCGCTACCTTCACGTATTACGTCTGTTGCCCGCCAAGGCGTCTCATACACAATCCTTGACAACCAAGACTTTATTGATGACATGCGAACAGGTTTATACATCGTAGATCTGTTCTTAAAGTCTTCAAACCCAGACAAGGCTCGCACAAAGGCAAGGGTATTTTCACCAGACCTTCCACGTGCTCGACGCCATGTAGCAAAACCGTATCCACTACCTGCAACTGCTCTTGATATGTTTATAACAGGCGCTGGCGGCGGAACAGTTGATGTAAACATCGAGTACATTAACGCTACCTTTTTAGTGCTCGATCCTACGTGGATACCTTCACTTAAAATATCTAATTATTCTGGTACAAAGAGCAAGGAAATCGGCTCGGGCGCGGTTTCTGTAAACTCTATCTACGCAGATATCACTAAGAGCATTTCGCACAAGCAGCTTACAGATAATATTGTCACCTTAACTACTTCTGCCGCGCACGGTTTCTCTGAGGGTGATCTAGTTACTATCTCCGGTATAAACGCCACGTTTAACGGCGCTTACTACATCTCAGACGTGCCAACTACGACACAGTTTAGATACGCCAAGGTTGCGTCCGACGTTGTATACGGGGCTGACACCGGCACAGCGGTTGTAACTAACGAGTCACGCGACACCTTAACTCTTACAGTTTCGTATAAGGACGCATATGCCTACGCGGGTTTCTTAGATCCTGGGACCTGGGATCTATACGCTACACGCGGGGCAGAAACAGTCTATATTGCCTCAGGTAACTTAGTTCTACGTCTTGGAACAGCTCCTACACGCACGTACTCGCTAGGTGAGTAGCATATGCCTATTACTAGTATATCTGGCGTTGACGAAGACGCGCTTAGCTTAAAATATTTACTTGACGGAGTTCTTTCAAAGACTGTTGACGTTTTTACCGAGTATAACGTGCCTCTACCTGCACGACGTTACTGGACGGTAGGAACTGCGCCTGTTGACTGCGAGCAGGTTGCCGTATCATTCATTCAAATATATTTAGGAACTCCAGGCGACCAGGCAGGCCAACCTTTACGCACAACCAGCCCGCGCAGCGCAGTGCTATCTATAGGTATCTCCCGTGAGGTACCTGTTGTTGGCGTAAACGGGCGTCCGCCTACAGGAGAAAAAATACAAGAAGGCTCTGAAATTGCGGCAGTTGACGCATGGGTGTTTATGAGACTTCTAAATAGACTTGATCAATGGGAACCAGGCGAATTTGGCCTTGGCGTTATAGCTACCGCGGACGTTAGCGGTGCTGAAGGCGGAATCCAAACTACAACGATGCAGGTAACGATGGCGATACCTTAAGATGGCCGTAAAAGTAATTTGGAATAAGCCTGTGATTGACAATATGCTTAACGGTCCGACTGGAGAAGTTGGCCGATGGCTTTCTGCTCAAGGAACTAAGTTCGTCGCGGCCGCAAGAGCTCAGGTAGGGAAAAGAACTGGACTTCTTGCTGGATCTATACATATGCGCCACTCGCGAGGCGCACGCCATCAAGAATTGCGTATTGGCTCGACGTTGAGTTACGCGCTTGCGCATCACGAAGGCACTAAGCCACATGTAATCATGGCTAAAAATGGTGGAGCACTTAGATTTACGTCTGGGACTCGTATCGTGTACGCGAGAGCCGTAAAACATCCAGGGACAAAACCAAATAAATACCTTGCTGATAATCTGCACATATTCAGATCATAGCTTGGTATTTAGTGTAAAATAATCAAAAATAAGACAAAAGTCTTATTAAAGACACTAACATAATACGGAGGAAAGAAAGATGAGTGCTAGATATAAGGACTTTGGTTCAGGCGGAGCTAATGATGCTGCCCCTTTATCATTCAAACTTCACGAAGAAGAGTTTCACTGTGTAAAGGCCGTGCAAGGAAAGATCATGCTTGACATGGTTAAAGAATCAGGCTCAGAAGATCCAGTAAAGAACGCCGAGATGATTGAGAGGTTCTTTTCACAGGTTCTGGTAGATGAGAGCTATGAGCGTTTTCAAGCGCTTCTTGTTCACAAGGAAAAAATCGTAACTGTTGATACCTTGGCGGAAATTACAGGCTGGCTCATTGAGGAGTACACAGACCGCCCTTTAGAGCAGCCAGAAGTCTCCTAGACTGGGGAGTTGATCTCTGGCCATATGTTAACGGAAGGGCACTGATGAACGGTTTAGATCTTAGGACCATGCCAGCTAATGACATGGTTGACGTTCTTCACTACCTTTTTGAAGACGACCTCAGTGCTAGTACCGCGGAGCAAGCCGAGGCTCGCTCTAAGGCTAGAGTTACTATCTACAGAGATCTTTATGGTCGCGAGTATAAGTACGTTGTAGACACTTCAGGAGCGTCCCACCCGGACTACAACAGTGCGGAGTATGACGCGCCTGAAGAATCACGGGAAGCTACTATAGTGCCTTTCAGCCCAGTAAGGCAGCCGGTAAAACCTTTTATAAGTGCAACTCCAGTTAACGCTGCTTCTTCAAAACCTTTTGGAAAAGTACTTGACGAACCAATGGGCCACTAGTAAATAAACGTTAACACAGGAAAGGAGGTGACATCATGGCAGTAGTAGGCGAGGCAATTATCATTGTCCGCACGGTCAGTACTGGCTTTGACAAGCAACTTAGAGACTCTGTAAAAGGCGTTGACAAGATTGGCGAAGACGCTGGAAGAAGACTTTCGCGTTCGATGAAGAAAGGCGCTGGGCGCGGAAGCATAGGCGACTTTTTTGCTAGAGACACTAAGACTTTTAAGCAATTAGGGCGTGAAGCAGATAAAGTTGGTAAAGCTTTTAACTCTCTTCAAAGAACTGGATACTCTGTAGGAACTGCTATTGGAGTTCTTATCTCTAGCTTAAGCTCTCTTGTCGTTGGTGTTGTCTCCTTAGGTGGCGCGGTTCTTTCTGCGGCTCCGTCTCTCGTCGTGCTTGGCAGTGGGCTAGCTGCAATTGTGACCGGAGGCATCGCTGCCAAAATGGCGTTGGGTGGAATTGGCGCTGCAGTTAGCGCGCTAAATAAGAAAAAAATGCCTGGCGCAGGAAATTCTAAACAAGACCTGTCAAAAGAACTTGCTAAGATAGCGCAAAGGAACGCAGAAAATCTAGCAGCCGCGGATAAGAAATTACTTAAATCTAAGCTTGAGCTAACTAAGGCGCAGATCGCATTTAATAAAGCGCTCAAAGAAGGCGCTGAAGAAATTCAGCAACTTGGTTTTGACGCAGAAGACGCTGCTATTGCTGAGAAAAAAGCAGCGCTAGAGCTTGAAGCTGCGCGTGAAACATTAGCGCGCGTTCAAGATTTACCACCCAACTCTCGTGCACGAAGAGAAGCAGAACTTGCGTACGAAGAAGCTGATCTAAATCTTCGTATGGCGATGGATAGAAATAAAGATCTACAGGCAGAGCAGGATCGTCTTGCTAAAGAAGGTGTTGCTGGAACTAACGCTGTTATATCTGCAACAGACAATCTCACAAGCGCTGAAGAAGGTTACATGGATGCGGTTGACGCCAAGGCTAAGGCCGAGCGCGACGCACTTCAAGCTGTTCTTGACGCAAAAGAACGCGCTGCAAAAAGTTCTGCGGGATCAGACCCTCTTGCGGGACTTACCGCATCGCAAAAAGTATTTGCTAAATACCTAGCAACTTTAAAACCTAAACTTAACGAGCTAAAAGAAGCAGCAGCTGCCGGGTTCCTCCCACTACTGCAGACTGGCATAGAGCAGATCGTTGATAAGGGATTCCCTGTATTTAAAGACGGTCTTTTCCTTGTCGGAAAGGCTATGGGCACAGCCTCAAAGTCGGTGTCAGATGCAATTGTAAACGGAGAAAATCTTAAAAAGCTTAACAGTTTATTTGCGTCATCGGGCGGAGTGCTTGAAAGTCTTGGAAAAAGCGTTGGTAGTCTTTGGGGCTCGCTGCTATCTATTCTTCAAGCTGCCGAGCCTCTTACTAAGCGCTTCTTTGGTTGGATAGAAAAGACCACCGCCGGCTGGGATACGATGCTTAACACAAAGAACGCAGACGGAAGTCTTAAAGAGTTTTTTAATACTGCCGGAAAGGTTGCAGCTCAACTTGGAGATATATTTGGCAACACCTTTGGATTTATTGGAAATTTAGTAAAGGCAAATACAGGCCCAGGCAGCGGCGGTCAAATACTTCTTGACTACTTAGAAGATGTCACAGCGCGGTGGAAAGCAACAACCGAATACACAGGCGACGGCCCCGGCTCCTTGCGCGAATTCTTTAGAGACGCGGCAATAAACGTAAAGTCAATTCTTGGGTTTTTAGGTCCACTAACAAAAGAGTTTATAAAATTAGCTGGAGACCCTAACACTAAAAAGTTCTGGGACACTTTAGCAGAGGCAGTTCCAGATATAGGAAAGATATTTAAGAACTTAAATGAAGGTGGCCCTGCTATGGCAGAGCTTCTTGTTACTTTAACTAAGCTAACTGAGATTTTTACCGAGTCTGGTGGCGTGAAGGCGTTCTTCAAGACGCTCAATGTTGCAGCCAAGGCAGCAGTTGCATTATTCAATACCGCTCCAGTGAAGGCGTTTTTAGCAGTTATAGGCCCGCTGCACGGCTTTGTACTTGCCCTTGGCACGCTATTTATGATAGGCAGCAAGGCAGTACTTTACTTTGGATTTGTGCTTAAAAAACTTGCATTTGCTTGGAAGGTGTTAACGTTCTACGGCAGAATTTTTATGTATATGATGAAGGCAATGTGGGCTACAAATCCAATTGGTCTTGTTATACTTGCAATAGTTGCGTTAGTTGCCATATTTGTCACACTGTATAACAGAAATAAGGCATTCCGCGACTTTGTTCAACGGATGTGGGCAAGAATTAAAGAAGTAGTTCTTGCAGTCTGGAACGCGATAAGAACAGGCTTAGAAGCAGCATGGAATGCTATTCAAGTAGTCTGGGATCTTATAATTGCAGGAGTCAGAATCTACATAGGTATTATCACTGCTGTAGTTGGCTTTGTTTGGAACGTCCTAAGAACTGGTCTTGAAGCAGTCTGGAATGGTATTCAATTTGTTTGGGATCTTATTGTCGCAGGTGTTCGGATATACATAGATGCTGTTACTGCTGTAGTTGGCTTTGTTTGGAACGTCCTAAGAACTGGTCTTGAAGCAGTCTGGAATGGTATTCAATTTGTTTGGGATCTTATTGTCGCAGGTGTTCGGGCATACATAAGCACCGTAACTCGCATTCTTCGCGTAATATGGGACTTTATTCGGACTGGCTTGCAGAATGCTTGGGATGGCGCAGTTAGAATTTTTAATACAATTGTTTCATTTGTTACTGGCTTAGGAGCAAGACTTCTTAGAGGCGCAGGAAATATATGGGGTTGGCTAACAGATGGCCTTAGAGGTGCTGTAAACTTAGTAATTGGACTATTAAACGACATTATCGGAGCTCTAAACAGAATTTCATTTAATATTCCTGATATTCCAGGATTGCCTGGGCGTGGAACTAAGTTTGGTATTAACATTCCTCTTATCCCTAAGCTAGCTGAAGGCGGAATTGTTCGTCCAAAAAATGGTGGAACTCTCGCGATGATAGCAGAAGCTGGTCGCACAGAGCGCGTTGAGCCTCTTGACGCGCAAGGCTTGTCTGTGCGAGATCGTGCGATCATAAAGTTCCTTGCAGGAAAACAAGGTGAAGGCACGAATTTAACGTTTAAGGTTTATCCTTCTGAGAAGATGAGCGAAGCTGATCTTGCGGCGGCGATATCTCGTCAAGTTGGTTTCATGATTCGTAAGGGTGGCGTGTAATAAATGGCAAAAAATAACTTAGTCACTAACCCTTCGTTTAAGACTAACACGACAGGGTGGTCAACCTCATCTTCTAGCTCTATCGCTCGAATAACTACCGATGGGTTCTTTGGCACGTCATCCTTGCAGGTGACAAAGCAAGCCGCTTCAAACTCTGGAGTTGTTACCTCCTCACGCATAGCAGTCACAGGCAGCACGTCGTACGCAGTATCAGCTTACGTAAAGGTCCCGCTTGGCTCTCAAACTGGCACCTTTCAAATTAACGTTGCGTGGTACACCGCTGTTTCTGGCGGATCACTTATCTCTACGTCTTCTTCAAACGCTATTGAAATTACGGTAGGTGATCCATGGGTACGACTTACCGATGTAATCACCTCTCCGTCTAACGCGGCAGCAGCCTTAATATACGTTATTCAGCCTACGGCCGGAACTGCTAGCAAGACATTCTACTTAGACGCAGTTCTCTTTGAGGCCGCAAGCTACATCAACGAGTACTACGATGACGTAACACAGGCGTACGAAAATACTAAAGTTGATAAGTCACTCACACCTGTACCTGCGCCAAAGATCACAGGTATGCAGCTTAACGCTGACATTAACCTTAACGGACTTATCCTTAATACAATCGATGAAGACGGCGTTATCTGGGTATGTACCGGCATTGACGGTTGGTGGAATCATCCCGAGCCAGACATTGCGGATATCCCACGCGGATACGGAGATGGCTCTTATGATATACGTGGTCGCTACCAATCACGTCAAATTACCCTAAATGGAGTATTCCTTACTCCTGACTCTTCGTACGTGCAAGCAGCTAGAGATAAGCTAATTAAAGCTGCGGACCTAGTTCACTTTGGCGGCTGGTTAAAGACTAATGAGCAGCCTCTAAAGGCTTCTTGGGTAAGACTTAATGGTGCACCATCCATAGAAACTGTCAATGCTCGTGGACGCACTGAGTTCTCTATCGGGCTGCGTGCGCCTGACCCGCTCAAGTACGAGTGGTATGAAGACGACGAGCTAGGGTACCGCATGTCTGTCTTAACCTGCGCTAACGCGCTAAGCCCAGGCACCGGCTCCGTGACTATTAACAATACCGGCAACGCCTACACTCCGGTAGTTTTAGAAATATTTGGAGCTGTCAACGGACAGGGCGCGATACAGAACGTAACTACAAGCGAGTTAATTACAACCGTGCTGCCGATCCCTAGCGGGCATGTCCTTGAGATTGACACGAAGGAGCACGAGGTAGCATACGACGGAGACGCTGTAGGAAAGCGTAACTATGTTGATGTTCTTGCGGAGTGGTTCTATCTTGCTCCTGGAAATAACGTCATAAGTTTTTCAGACTCCGGAAACCCTAACAACTCTAGCGCTTATATAAACGTGTATTACAGGTCAGCCTGGCTAGGTTAATGATACAATGATAACAACGACTTATACGAAAAACGGAGGATAACATGGCTGTTTCAGACCTAACTGCAGTCAAGTACCGTTACTTCACAACTGACATTTTAAGTAACTCTGTTCTTGCAGAAATACCTTTCAAGGGTGTTTCCTACGAGCGCTCTATTAAGACCGCGGGAGCGTTTTCTGGAAGTATTCCAGTTATCCCAGCTACCGGCGGAGCGGCAGGCACAGAGTCAATGAACCTGTACGACAGCACTATGCCTGGTAAGACTGCGTTGTATGTCATGCGAGATGACGAGTGCGTCTGGGGCGGAATCATCTGGACTAGGACGTACGACGTTATCTCGAGGAACCTTACGGTAAATGCATCTGAATTCCAGAGTTACCTTCACCATCGCGTTGCGTGGAAAACATGGTCACATGATTTTGGTGCGGACTACACGGTGACCGGCACCACAGACAAGACTTTAACCTTTACGCTACAGAACAGCCAAACCTACAGCGAATTCACTACAGGACAAGACGTGTACATTTCGTTCTTATCTGGCGCGTCGAAAGATATTAGATATAAGTTTGGCGGGTACTACCCGCTATTAAGTGGGTCAACCAGCTCCACACTTTCAATCGTTATCCCAGTTACAGAGATAAACGGCACTTTTCCAAGTGATGATGGTATTGCAACAGTTACAGTACGCGCCGACACGTATGACTACACACGGCAGCTTCTTCAATCTTTAAATGTTGACTTTTCAAATGTTGACTTCCCTAATGACGAGATTGAGCCTGGCACCGCATACTTTTTTAACCTAGTTAGCTCAGCTCGCGCGTCCAACGTTGCGACGATGACAACTGACGCTCCACACTCTCTTATCGCAGGTCAGATGGTGACTATCGCAAACGTAGGAGCGTCGTTTGACGGGGCACATGTAGTTACTGCCACGCCTACTGCGACTACATTTACGTACGCATCCATTGGAACTACCCAAAGCACGACCGCACTTTCTCCTAATTCGCAGACTGTTATTCTTAGAAGTCTAACAACTAACGTTGTAACTATTACTACAGCTTCTTCGCACGGCTTTGAGATAAATGACGTTGTTGTTGTTACCGGAGTAGATACGGCTGTTGACGGCACTTTTGTGATAACTGCAACCCCAAGCGTTACTCAATTTACATACGGCTTGTACGTTGGAAACATATTAGAAGGCGGCGTGGTCGGAACTGCAACTGCCACTGTTAGCCCTTCTGTAACGTATACTTCCTGGGGTGGATACACGTACAACACTGATGTAGGTATTGCTCTTTCAGAAGAAGAGTACAGTGGCAAGAACGTGCCTAATAAAACATATCGAGGATACGAACTACAGAATATCGGTGAAGCACTAGAAACTTACTCTAACACGGTTGACGGCTTCGAGTATCGTATAGACTGCTCGTATGATGGCGCGACATCTTCTTTTTCTCGTACGTTTGTTCTTATGCCGATTACTCCTGCAGGTTTCCCATCGCTAGCACCAGGCGCTTGGGCGGAACCTTCTGATTTTGGTGCAGACGTACTTGTGTTCGAGTATCCTGGAAGTATTTCTAGTGCAACGATGGAGGAGTCTGCCGAGTCTGCTGCAACACGTTTCTGGGTGATTGGTGATATAGGAGATATAGGTCCAGAGTCAAGTCAGCCATATTCTGCCGCGACTGCGTACGATCTATTAGATGCCGGCTGGCCCATACTAGAAGAGGTGGAGTCTCAGAAAGACGTAGGAGATGAAGAGACTTTAGCGCTCTTTGCAGAAACGTACTTAAACGAATCACGGCCTCCACAATCTAATATTGAAATACAAGTTAACGGCTCAATGGAGCCTAAGATTGGAAGCTATAACCCCGGTGACTGGTGCGTAATTGTGCTTAACGACGAGTTTGTTAGACTACGCTTAGCAAGCGATCTTGAGCCTGGCGAGGGCGAGCGCACTGTTTTAGTTAGAAAAATTGACGGGTTCTCTGTGTCGGTGCCAGACAGCCCAGCGTTTCCAGAAACTGTTTCACTGGTCTTAGTAACAGAACCAGGAGTTGATAAACGTGGCTCTTAGAAGAAGACGACGTAAGCTTACTACTACTCTTACAAACGTTGACAGACGTCTGCGTGAGGTAGAGCGCCGTCGTGCACCTAGAAGGGTTGTCCCCGGGCCAGCAAGTATTACGGTAGCTCAACTTGCAGAGGACGTTCCTGTAACAGCTGCGGCGGTTAACGCAACTACAGGCACGATTAAAACAGTCCCTCCTGCCACCTACAAAAGAGTTATTGCTAAACAGTACAAGACTTTTAAGAGCTTTATAAAGCGTGACAAGGCAACTCTTACTACAGACATCGCGCACGAGCTAGTAGTTGGCGACAACATATTAGTTAGTGGATTAAACTCGCAGTTTGATCTCACCGCTCCTGGAACTTACCCACCTAACTACTATACCTCGCTAAATCATACCTACTGGGTAGTTACAGAAGTTCCAAGTGACTATCAGATCGTATTTACTCGTGAGTGGGAAGGAAAAGATAGCGCTACATTAAATATAGCTGCAGACACTGTTGCATGGAAAGCTGTAACTACTAAGGCTATAACAAGTAACGTTGTAACTCTTACTATAGGCAGCGGGCACACTTTTATTGTCGGTGACAGGGTAAACGTAGATGGCGTAGGTGAAGAGTTTGACGGTAACTACACGATTACCGCAAAAACTGCTACGACTGTCTCGTACAAGACTGCAAATGACCAAGCAAACATCTCTGCCGTGGCCGGCGATGGTGGAGTGTATCCTACGCTAATTAAGTACGTACAGGTTGGCGACACCTGGTCAGATCCTACAGATGGCGGGCTGTACTCATGGACTGGTCTTAAATGGGAGCAGGTAAATGCCACTATAGATGCAGCAGGCGCATTTATTCCAGATGACATAGCGCCAAAAATTCCAACAAGTTTAGCCGGAGTAGGCACAGCGTACTACGACGTACGAGATCCTCGAGCACGGGTAGTGCTTACCTGGGTTGCGCCTACGCTAAACGTTGACGATACAGCTATAGAAGATCTTGTTGGTTACGATATTTTTTATCGCACCTTGGTAACAGATGACTGGAAGTTCTTAATCTCTGTAACAGATCTTACGTACACACACGAAGGCTTAAAGCAGAATGTAGCAATTCGTTATGCGGTGAAAGCTTACGATAAATCAGACAATAGATCTGACTACTCTGCTGAGATATTTTTAACAACTCCAGTATCTGTTGTAGTTGTAAATCGTCCTAGCGCTCCTCAGCTAACGACCCGTCTTGGCACCGTTACTGTTCGTTGGAACGGTCTTGACTATCTTGGCAACGTTATGGGCGATACCTTCGCGTATATTGAGATTCACAGGTCTACTACAAGCGGATTTACACCTAGCACAGCTACCGCTATTGGAAAACTTTTTGCCGCTCCAGAGCTGTACGTAGACACAGATCTAACGTATGCTACTACGTATTACTACAAGTTTATAGCCGTAAACTTAGCCGGCGGAGTAACTACAGCCTCTACCCAGTCATCTACATCTGTAAACAGACTAGTAGACACAGACCTTATTGCTAACACGCTTGCAACTTGGCCTTTTGCTGGACAGATAGTATCTGCTTCGGCAATTGCCGATGGCTCAATTGACGTCTATAAGATAGCTAACGGCGCGGTTAACGCAGAAAAAATTCTTGCTAACGCGGTAACAGAGCTAGCAATTGCGGCTAACGCTGTAACATCTGCAATGATTCAAGTTAACGCGGTTACCTCGTCTCAATTAGGTCCTAACGCAGTTACACAGGCAAAAATTGCTGACGCTGCAATCTCAGCTGCAAAAATTGGCGCTAACGCAGTTGAAGCTGGAAAGATTGCCGCAAATGCGGTAGATGCTAATGCACTTGCCGCAAACGCAGTTATTCTTGGAAAAATTGGACCTGCAGCTGTAGCTGCTGGTGCAATTGCCGCTAACGCTGTAGATGCTAATGCACTTGCCGCAAACGCAGTTATTCTTGGAAAAATTGGACCTAACGCAGTTGCGGCTGGAGCAATAGCTGCAAATGCGGTAACTCTTGGTTCTATCGCTGCAAACGCGGTAGATGCAACTGCAATTGCCGCAGCTGCAATTACTAATACTAAGATAGCAGCTAACGCGGTAACCGCCGCAACAATTCAAGCAGGCGCAATTACCGCAGGTAAAATTGATGCGAATGCAATTACAGCTAACGAGCTTGCAGCTAACGCAATTACAGCGGTAAAGATCGCCGCGAATGCAATTACAGCTGGAAAGATTGATGCAAATGCAGTAACTGCCGCGACGATCTCTGCAGGTTCTATTGAAGCAGGTAAGATTGCAGCTAACGCGGTAACCGCCGCAACTATTGAGGCTAATGCGATTACGGCAGGCAAATTAGCAGCTAACGCGGTAACCGCTGCAACGATTGCGGCAAATGCAATTACAACTGGCAAAATTGACGCAGGCGCAGTAACCGCTGGGTCAATTGCAGCTAACGCGGTAACCGCCGCAACTATTGAGGCTAATGCGATTACGGCAGGCAAATTAGCTGCTAACGCGGTAACCGCTGCAACGATTGCGGCAAATGCAATTACAACTGGTAAAATTGACGCAGGAGCGGTGACTGCTGCAACCGTTGCGGCTAATGCGATTACTGCAGGATCAATTGCAGCTAACGCGGTAACTGCAACGACGATTGACGCTAACGCTATTACCGCGGGTAAGATTGCCGCAAACGCTGTTGTTGCAGGTTCTATTGCTGCAGGCGCGGTAACAGCTAATCAGATCGCAGCGAACGCTATCACCGCAGCTAAAATAGTTGCAGGAACAATTAGCGCTACAGAAATTGCAGCTAACGCTATAAGCAGTGACAAGATTGCAGCTAACGCAATCGGCGCTAACCAAATTGCAGCAGGAGCAATTATTGCGGGTAAAATTGGCGCAGATGCGATAACTGCAAATACAATTGCAGCTAACGCAATTTCGGCGGGTAAGATCGCAGCTAACGCCATTGACGCAGATGCGATCAACGCAGGAGCGATTACTGGAACAAAGATCTCAGCAGACGCGATTGACGGTAAAGTTATTACAGGCGCTACAGTAAGAACTGGTTCATCAAACCCTAAGGTGCAAATGGACACCGCCGGCATGCGCTTTACAAACGTAAGCGGCGTTAACGTTCTTGACATAGTTACATCTACAGGCGCTGCTACCTTTAAAGGATCTCTTTCAATTGGTGTAGGTACCGTCTCAACTACGATTAGCTCTACAACAGGCTCTGTAACTATGACTGATACTAGTACTTTTTTTGGTGGCTTTGGTGCGTTCGCTGTTTCAGCGTTAAACATATATAGTGAAGCGGTTTCTGTGCAGATGGGTGCAGGTGGTATTACTCTTAACCGCGGCGCTGCTACCGGAACAGTTTATATGAACGACGAAAATGCAGGTCGCAGCCGCGGGCTAGAAGTTGTCGCCGCCTCCGGCTACGCTTTAAACCTCGTAGCTAACGGTGGTACTGCGACTTCAAACACGTCCCGCCAGATCATTTTTACCGGAGTTGCTGGTAATCCCTTGAACAGTATCTATACGGGTACGTACTCTTCTACTTCGACAGATCAAACTGACGGAACATTCTTAACAGCTTCTGGCGGTATCATCGCTAGACGTTATGACGCTATACCTTTGTTTTTACATAAGTACTCTGTTACATCAAGCCCTACTGAAATGATTCGTTTTATAGTAAACGGGGTTGACCGTGGCGGAGTTAACGCACCAACATCTGCAATAAGCCCTTCGTTTAGAAACACCTCTGATTACAGAATTAAGGAAAATATACGAGACTACTCGGGGTCCATTGACGTAATAAAATCAAAACGAATTCGAGTTTTCAATCTAAAAGATGACCCTGACAAGACCGAGGTTATTGGTTTTATTGCGCATGAGTTTGGAGAAAGTTCATCTGAACTTGTCATGGGAGAAAAGGACGCCGTTGATAAAGACGGAAATCCAGAGTACCAGTCTATTCTTACTACAAATATACTACCGTACGTAGTAGGAGCTCTAAAGGAGACAATTCTTAAGGTAGAAGAGCTAGAAAACCGAATAACTACACTGGAGGCATAATGACAAATAACCAAGAACAAGACATAAAGATCGAGCATGTACTTGCCGCGCTACGCACTAACATCGGCGAGTTGGCGCAAGAGATCGCTGTTCAAAAGGCAACGATTATTGCTCTTACTGCAAGGCTAAACGCACCTGAGGAAGAACTAGAACCAGAGCAAGATGTCCCACGAAAAATAAAAGTTGCTAGAGCAGAAGATATTTAGTAATAAAGTGCAAATGTCATGATTTTTTCATATAAGTTTGATAATATGTTGCCTAGCGACATACCGACACAGGGAGAGATATAGTGTTTGAAGTTAAGGATAACGCTAGAACTTTACAGTTCAATGGACGTCTCCTAAGTGAATCATCTTCCTGGCGTCGTGACTCTACACGTTGGATCGAGTTTGCACTCTATAAGACAGACAACGGCTCCTATGTTCTTTCCCGCATAGGCGTATCTATCGTCTTTCATGGTGCAGCCTGTCCTCTTGTAAAGCGTTATGGTCTTAATGAAATAAGCGCAGATGAACTAGATGATAGAGCTCTTCCGTGCGAAGAGTGCCTACCATCTCGCTCTGCGGTGATGGTTTTCCCAGAGAAGCATCGCTACTGGGCACAGGTAAGTGATGACCCTAATGCGGTCCTTGAGGCGTTGTACAAATACGACCAAGGTGGCGCAAGGTACCTAACCAAGGTAGCCGAGCGTCTACTCCAGGTTGCTGCGGATATTGATAAAGGAATCGAGTCAATCTACAGGATAGAGCTTATTCCGTAAATCAAGTTTTAGTGTTATAATTTTCTTAGAGACAAAGGACGCAGCGAATGTTTATAGTAATTGAAGGTACAGACGCCTCAGGCAAGTCTACCCTTGTGTCTGAAGTGCAAAAACAACTTGCTGAAAAGTTCCCTAAAAAAGAAATCGAGTTTTACCATAAGTCTAAGCCCGAAGAGATGACGCGCCGCTGGGTCCTGCAGGATTATGTTACGTCTATTGAGAATATCGACTGGTCAAAGCGCATAGCCGTAGCAGACCGTTGGCACTGGGGCGAGGTAACTTACGCCGCGGTAAAACGCCCTGAGACGGGTACAGGTGACGGATATGGTCTCCTCGGTAGAGCAGGTTGGCGATGGACAGAGCTCTTCCTTAAATCACGTGGTGTTGCTCAATTTTGGTTGTATCAACCTCTTGATGTTATTACTCGTCGTCTAAATGCTCGCGGTGACGATTACATACAAGCGCACGAGCTTGAACAGATCTTAGGGTTATATGAAGTCGCGGCGGCAAACTCCGCAGGACTTGCAGGACGCCTAACTCCTGCGGCTGACTCACTAGACACTATAGGTCATCTTGCTTCGCATATCATTAACAGGGCTGATTCAATACAAGATGACACGCAGGAACTTGCTAAGTTCCCGGAGTACATCGGCTCGCGCTTCCCTCGAGTTTTACTTGTAGGTGACAGACGAAATATTACTAAGAAATATGGCGAGGAAACTATTCTACCTTTCATGCCTGTTGATGGCAACTCAGGTGAGTTTCTGCTTACCGCACTTCAGTCAGACAGCTGGAAATCTATGGGTATCGTTAACGTAAACGATATGTCTTCAGAGCGTTTTGAGGATCTATGGTGTACGTTACGCCGTCCACCGGTTTTAGCTTTAGGGCGTCTCGCAGAACGTGGAATACGCCATGCAAATATCCCTGACTATCTATACACCGTAACCTCACACCCGCAGCACGTTAAACGATTTTTTAACTCACAAAAAGAAGAGTACGGTAAGGCAATAACAAGACTAGCGCACGGAAAAGACAGGGGAGACAAATGGATACTGCGATAATAAATATTCCTGACGGAGTTAACGGATACGTTGATCTTGTTCAGCATGTTCTTAAGCACGGCAAGGAGGTCGCTCCTCGCGGTATGAAAACACGCGAGATCGAGGACGCAATTATTCGTATTGATGATGTTTATAACACCTTACCGTTGGGTGTAGGACGCGGGACTGTTGCAGGTATCGGTGCGGTTGAAGCTTGCCAGCTTATCGCAGGCGCAAGCACACCTAAACTTGTTATTGCTATCGGCCCACAGTTTACTAACTACACCGAGGACAATGGATTATTTCACGGGGCATACGGAGTTCGCACGCAATCGCAGTACGCTCCTGTAGTTGAAAGACTTAAGGCAGACCCAGATACACGACAGGCGGTCGTTACTATTTGGAATCCGGAGCTAGATCTTCTTGCAAATAAGCGAGACTACCCGTGCACTATCCTGCATCAATTTAGAATTCGCAACAACAAACTTAACATGAGCGTGTACATGCGCTCAAACGATGTATGGCTAGGAGCGGCGTATGACTTTTTCCAGTTTACGCGTGTTCAACTTGCTATAGCGTCTATCTTAGGAATTGAGCCAGGCACGTACCATCATCATGTCGGGTCTTTGCACATCTACGAGCAGCATTATGACTCTGCTGAAAATCTAAAGCATACGTATGAACCATACGAAACGATCCCCGCGATGGTAGGTAATACATGGGAACAAGTTTCAGATTTTGCCATGGACGCGTTAACCGCTGCCATACATCACGAAGAGCAGATGCTTTTGTACGGTCTTCACCCTTTTGAGCAATGGTACGCAAACGCTATGATTAAGGCAGTAAAAAAGAACGAGGAAAAGACAAATGGGTAATGACGATATGAAGAAGTACGAAGAAGATGATAGCCCTCTAAGAGATGCGGTAATCCAGCTTCATGAGATGTTTGAAGAGCTAAAGCGCGCAGGCTTTTCTCGTAAGGAAGCTCTTTCGTTAGTTGCAAAAGTACTTGCCGCGTCAGTCACAGAAGGCATGGGAGACTTATCAGAATGACAAACACTCGTCCTTCGTGGGATGAAGTCTGGATGCAGGTTGCAGACACTGTAGCCTTACGTTCTCGTTGTAGCCGCGCTCAAATTGGCGCGGTTGTAGTTTCTAAAGATCAACGTGTTAGTTCTACAGGTTACAACGGGCCAGCTGCTTCTTTTCCAAATGAAGGCGAATGTGTTAACTGGTGCCCACGTGCACAAGGCACTGCCCCATTAGACAATATGTATGACGCATGCCCGTCCATACATGCGGAGGCAAACGCGCTACTGTACGTCGATAGATCGCGCACTGAAGGCGGAACCATATACATAACAGACGCTGCGTGTATGCAATGCGCAAAGTTAGTATCCAATTCTGGTGTATCTAGAGTAGTTATGCGTATACAATCAAAGGCAGAGCACAGGCAGCCAGAAAAAGTTATGGAGTACTTTATTAAGTGCAACATTGAAATGACAATATTTGAGGAAGCTAATGGTTGATAACTTAGAAGGAGTTCAGCTTCACTTAATTGACAGCGTAGAAAAAGCAGGTCAGTTTATAACTTGGCTAGGTGAACGACGACCTCACAACGCGATTGCAATTGACACTGAAACTGGAGAACTTCCAGGCAATCCACGTGACCATGCACTTTCTCCATGGCACGGCAGACTACGTTTAGTTCAAGTTGGCGATGGTAAACAGTCCTGGGCTATGCCGTGGGATGAATGGGCCGGAGTTTTCTATGAGGCTATGGATAAGTTTGATGGACCTATCGTTTGTCACAACGTAGCTTTTGAAGCTCGATGGTTTGACATACAGTCGCGTTGGAAAATACCTTGGCACAGAGTGCACGACACAATGATTATGGCGCACATCATAGATCCACTTGGCACCGGTGCGCTTAAGCGTCTTGCTGCTCTACACGTTGACGGCCGTGCGGTTGCACTGCAGGGTACACTTGATGAAGAGCTTGTTAAGAACGGTTGGACATGGGGAACTGTTCCTACTAATTTTCAACCTTACTGGTCATACGGTGCGCTAGACTGCATCTTAACTATGCGCTTATGGGAACAGTTTTACGAGAAGTGTGGTCCAGGACAGCCGTACCATAAAGCGTACGAACTTGAAATGCAGACTCGCCGCATTGTTACACGTATGGAGCTCAACGGCGCACGAATTGACCTAGACTACTCTAGAAAGAAGTTTGACGAGCTTACTTCGTACACGGAGCAAGTCAAGTCGTGGGCGCAGCAAAAGTACGCTGGCGTTTCTATAACTAGTAACATTCAACTAGTGCGCTTGCTAGAGTCACTTGGCGCAGAGATTAACGAGTATACGCCTTCAGGACAAAAATCCGCATCTAAGGACCAATTGCAATTCTTAGCTATTGCGGGTAACTCTGAGGTAAAAGAACTTGCCGAGATCGTGCTCAAACAGCGCAAGGCAGACAAGCTCGCTAACACGTACTTTGCAAACTTTATCAATGACAATGTGAATGGTTTTGTCCACCCATCTGTAAAAACACTTGGCGCACGAACAAGTCGTATGTCAATTCAGAACCCAGCACTACAGACTTTGCCTAAGGGTGACGATACAGTCCGTACTGCGTTTATTCCAAAGGATGAAGATCATGTCATTATCACATCAGACCTTGACCAGGTCGAATTTAGAATGTTCGCATCCCTCTCACAAGACCCAAACCTCATCACGCTATTTAACCGTGCAGATGCAACAGGGTCAGATCCGTTCACTGAAATTGGTCGTGAAATTTACAACGACCCTACGATGCAACGGTCGGACAAGCGTCGTAATCTCATCAAAGGAACTGTCTACGGCCGTCTCTACGGCGCAGGCGTCGCAAAACAAGCACTTACAGCTGGTGTAGCAGAAGGTCAGATGAGAACTGTTTCAGACGCGTTCGACATGCGCTTCCCTGGTATGTCACTCTTTCAAAAACAAATTGAAGACGCCGGTATGCGTAGACTTAAAGCAGAAGGCCAAGGCTACGTCTACACATGGACTGGCAGACGCTTGCCTTGCGATGAAGATCGAGTATACACACTTGTTAACTATTTAATTCAAGGTGGAGCTGCCGAGGTATTTAAGTCTAACTTAATAAAGCTAGATCAGGCAGAATTAACTGAACTGCTTATCGTCCCAGTGCACGATGAAATTGTACTCAATGCTCCGCGCGAGGACGCGCAGGAGATTATGAAAATTGTAAAGCAGTGCATGACTACAACCGAAGGCTGGGCTGTACCTTTGACATCTGGAATTGACGGACCTATGGAGAACTGGGGAGAAAAGTATCGATGAAGGTAATCTTATCAGTAGATCCAGGCAAGGCAACAGGCATGACATTGTTCTCGTTTGAGCGCGGTGAAGAACCTGTCTTGCTCTGGGCTGGAGAGTATCAACAAGAAGAGTACGCTAAGCCTATTCGTGACACTCTTGTTGAGTACCCTGACGTAATTATTGTCTGCGAGCGCTTTATCATTAACGCTCAGACGGCAAAAAAGTCGCAGGCTCCGTACAGCCTCGAGCAAATTGGTATTCTCAAGCAATGTCTTATGGACGCGGGAAGAAAGGCAGATGACATCATCCTTCAGTCACCTTCCGACGCCAAGGCAATGTTTGATAATTCTAAACTTAAGAAGCTTGAGTATTGGTATGTAGGCGGCGAAGGACACGCTCTTGATGCGATACGACACGCCTTGCTACAGTGCGTAAAGCTCGGTTGGATTCCTAGAAGACTGCTTCAATGATAAAAACTACATACTAAGTGAAAATGTAATAACATTTCTGTAGTTTCCTGTTAGTATAGCGACATAACGACGAAAGGATAAGTAAAAGGTGCCAGTAAACGTAGAGCTCGATGAATCGGGCAAGCACGTAATAATAAACACCGAGTGGCGTCTCAAGGAGCTTTGCAAGAGTATTCCAGGAGCGAAGTGGGACGCAAAGACTCAGGTGTGGGCTGTCCCTACGTCATGGGCAACATGCTTAGCGTTGCGATCTACCTTTAAGACTGACCTTGAGATTGGCCCTAGATTGGCCTCCTGGGCAACCAACGAAGTGACTACACGTATTACCCCAGCCAATGAACTTCGTGACCTAGAAACCCTTGAAGAGGGTAACGAGGACCTGTTCCCGCACCAGCGTGCGGGCGTTAAATTCCTATCGGTAGCCCGTAGAGCATTATTAGCAGATGAGCCTGGTTTAGGTAAAACAGCCCAGGCAATTAGAGCATTAAAGCAACTACAAGACAACGGCGAAGATGTTTTCCCTGCTCTTATCGTTTGCCCTAACACATTAAAGAAAAACTGGAAGCGCGAGTTTGATATGTGGTGGCCTGGTGTTGATGTTGAAGTTATCAAAGGCTCTGCAACTCAGCGTAGGAAGATCTTCGAGGGCGAGGCTGACGTATACGTTATTAACTGGGAGTCCTTGCGCTCTCACTCGCGTCTTGCACCTTATGGCTCGGTTGCCTTAGCTCGTTGTACAGACTGCGGCGGGCACGATGATAAAACAACAATAAATCGTTGCGAGGTTCACAAGCGGGAACTTAACGAAATCGACTTTAAGGCAGTGATTGCTGATGAGATACACCGCTCTAAAGAGCCAAAGTCAAAGCAATCTCGTGCTTTGTGGGCTGCAACAGGCGACGCGGATATTCGCTTTGCGTTAACGGGAACACCTATCGCAAACAACGTTTTAGATCTATGGTCTATCCTTCACTGGCTATCACCTGAAGAGTGGCCAAGCAAGACCCGTTGGGTTGATCGTATGGTTAACGTAATGTTAAATGCCTTCGGTGGCATGATGGTTTTAGGCGTAAAGCCACACATGGAACAAGAGTTCTACGCAACTGTCAATCCACGTATGCGTCGTATGCTTAAGGCAAAAGTTTTGCCATGGTTACCTGAAATGATGTTTGAACGTCGCGATATAGAGATGTCGACTAAGCAAAAGAAGGCTTATGACCAGATGCGCGACACCATGATTGCAGAGTTAGAGTCTGGAGATGCGATTACCGCACCTTCAGCGCTTACTCAAACTATTCGCCTACTCCAGTTTGCAAGTTCATATGCAACCATGGACGTAAACGAAGACACCGGCGAGATGCGCGCCATACTTGCTGAGCCTTCTTGCAAGGTAGATTCTTTAATGAGCGACATAAACAGCGGAGATTTTGGCGATGATTCTGTCGCAGTCTGCGCAGTATCGCGTCAGTTAATTGAGTTATTAAGCGCGGAAATGACAAAGGCTAAGATCCCTCACGGTTTGATAACCGGAGCACAGAACGAAGATGAACGTCAGCAAGCGGTTGATGATTTTCAGTCGGGCAAGCTAAAGTGGATTCTATTTACCGCGCAGGCTGGCGGAGTTGGAATTACTTTAACTGCAGCTCGTCGTTTAGTAATGCTGCAACGTCCATGGTCACTTGTTGACCACAAACAAGCGCTTGACCGCGTGCACCGTATCGGTTCTGAGATCCACGACTCGATTATTGTTACAGATTACGTTACAGACGGCTCAATTGAAGAACGTGTTATCCAAGTTCTATCAACTAAGGCTGATAACTTTGAACAAATCGTAAAAGATAAAGACAAGCTTCTCTCACTACTCAAAGACGATAAGGCAGGAAAGCTATGACACAACCTATAAGAATCTCTAACTCCGAGATTCAAACTTACAAAGATTGTAAGAGACGCTGGTGGTTAAGTTACTATCGTCGCCTACAGCCAAAACAAAAGTCATTCACAGGCGCACTTGCCTTAGGTTCACGCGTCCATGAAGCGCTGGACATGTACTACTCTAAGCAGATACCTCTACAAGAAGCTCATGCGCAACTAGTCGAACAGGACAAAATTCTACTAGAGAACGAAGGCCGAGATACTTTCGATTTAGATTCAGAAGCCGAGCTAGGGCGCATTATGCTTGAAGGTTACCTACAATGGGTTGAAGAAAACGGCATTGATGCCGAGCTTGAAATGATCTCTACAGAAGAGATTATTGAAATGCCACTCTTTGACGGCAAGGTTATCCTGCAAGGTAAGATTGATATGCGTGTTCGTCGTAAGGCTGACGGTGTGCGTATGTTCCGTGACTTTAAGACAGTAGGTGGGTCATTTACCGACTTTACAGCAATGGCGCACATGAACGAACAGATTCTTACCTATATGCTTCTTGAGACAGCACAGAACAAAGAAGGTGAACGCTCTGAAGGCGGACTGTTTACTATGCTTAAGAAAGTTAAGCGTTCGGCTAATGCGCGCCCTCCCTTCTACGAGCAGATGGAAGTTCGACATAACGTCTTTGCTTTAAGATCATTCTGGCAACGTATCCATGGAACACTTACCGATATGCTTGCAACACGTAAGGCGCTAGACGAAGGCACAGATCACCGCTTTACGGCGTACCCAAGTCCTTCACGCGATTGCAAATGGAAATGTACATTCTTCTCTATATGTCCTATGTTTGACGATGGAAGTGCTGCTGAGGCCGCGTTAGAAGACGCATTTGAAGTTTCTAATCCATATGCTTACTATGGCGTAGAAGAAAAGACAACAGACTAATGTTACACAAACAAGAGATGAAAGGAAACAATGATGTCTGACGTACAACGTTCGCTGACTATCATGGTTTACGGAGAATCAAAGGTTGGTAAATCAACCTTCGCCGTAACCGCGCCGTATCCACGTCTCATGCTTGATGTTGAAGGTGGGCATCGGTTCCTACCTATCACCGTTAAGTATTGGGACCCTATCCGAGAAGAACCACCAGTTGCCGATGGCACTTGGGATACTGTAGTCGTTAACGTTCGCGATTACGATGTTGTTCTCAAAACATTCCAGTGGTTACAAACTGGAAAGCATCAGTTCAAGTCACTCATCATTGACTCCATCTCTGAACTTCAAGTGAAGTGCATGGATTCAATTGCGGGTACTGAACAGATGAAAATGCAACAATGGGGCGAGTTGCTTCGTCACATGGGTGCGCTACTGCGTGACCTGCGTGACTTAACAATGCACCCTACACAGCCCCTAGAAGCTGTTGTATTGACTGCTATGGCGCGTCCTGGAGCAGACGGACGTTCACGTCCGTACCTACAGGGTCAGCTCGCAATTCAAGCACCTTACTTCTATGACATCCTTGGCGCAATTACAGTGGAAACTTTTCCAAATCCAGATCCACTGCAATCACCGTTTAAGGCACGTCGTATGTACGTAGAACGCACAGACGAATACGAAGCAGGCGAGCGAGTACAAGGTCGACTTGGAAAGATCGTTGAACAAGAAAACCTTGGAATCGAGCGCATGCTAGACATGATCTTCGGGCCAACACCACAAGCAACTCCAACAACGAAAGGAAATGACTAAAGATGAGTACTCTTAACTGGGGCGATTTAGTTAAAGATGCCGGCGAAGTTTCAACTGGCTATGATCCACTACCAGATGGCGATTACGACTTACTAGTTGTAGAAGCTACCGCAAAGGTCTCGCAATCAGGCAAGACTATGTTTGCCGTTAAGGCACAAGTACAAAACGGAGCGCATGCTAAGCGTCTTGTTTGGGATAACCTCGTAGTTACTCCAGACAACAATGCTGCACTAGGCATGTTCTTTCGTAAGATGTACGCTCTAGGTCTTGGTCGTGAATTTTTTGCAACCAACCCTTCAAACGCTCAAATCGAGCAAGCAATTCGTGGACGTTCTTTCCGTGCACAGGTAACATCACGTACCTGGCAAGGTCAGAAGAAAAACGAAATTAAGCAGTACTATCCTTCTGCTACAACACCTGGCGCTACACCGGCAGCAGCCGCGCCAGCTCCGGCACCTGCACCTGCACCTTCACCGGCAGCCGCGCCAGCTCCGGCGCCTGCACCTGCGCCGGCTGTAGCAGAAGCTCCAGTCGTTGCAGCTCCGCCGGCTGCTCCATTCTAAAGACTAAGTAAGTCTGGTCTATCATCTATTCCTGGTACAGTGCGTAGATGATATTCCAAATCTACTTAGAAAGGTAGTGGACATGAAGGTATTGATGAGTGGTTTCACTGCGTTGCAGATCAACACAGAAAAACGCACAATACAAAAGATTGACGTACCTGCGTCTGTCGCTAAAGCACTGCGCGAAGCTGGACATGATGTTGACTGGCGTAAAATTACTCCAGGCGAAGATCTTTCTAGTTATGATGTACTGTGGATAAATCTTGCACCACTTAACTCGTTGAATGGTCGTCAAGGTGCGATGGGCGCGCTATACGCACTGTCATCTGGTATTCCTTGTGTAGGATTTTTTGATGATTGGCAGTTTAACACAGTGTTTAACGGTGCACGTGCGCTTATTCGTAAACCGGAGATGTTGTATAAGCATCTGCTTGTAGGAACTGAGCATCGCGGTGAAGAAGGCGCAACTTATTTTAGTCGCGCAGACATCGAGGCAGCGCTCGAGCGAGTTAAAGAATTAAATCCTGCGGCGGCAAAAAAGTGCTACATCGAACGCTACTATATGATGGACAACGACGAAAACATTAAGCCTTACGAGAAGCGTTTAGTTGAAGCTGCTCGCGACTTACTTGCTGATAGATGGGCTGCTGGTATGGTTCCAGTGTGCCCTATGTACGCTTTCGGAGATAGATCTAGTGTACGTAAGCGTATGCCTGATGAAGTTGGCCCTATCGAAGCTCTAGACCCTACGGCAACTATTGTCCCAACGTTGCAACCAGTTACTCCTCTGCCACCGACAAGCAAGAAGCGTGCATGGGTGCTTGGAGCTCTTATGCCACATGATACTTGGTTAGAAAAGAAAAATCCAGACTGGCCGGTTGAAATTGTTGGAAGTCGTAAGCTTATTAAAAAACTTGGCGGACAACGCTTTGACACTGAACAAGACGTTATTGAATTCTATAATCATCACTGGGGTATTCTTTCTCCGCCGTATCCGCACGCGGGCTCTGGCTGGTGGCGCAGCCGCTTCCTATACGCAGCGCATGTGGGTTCTATACTTGTCACCGATAAGGGTGAAGGGGATCCACTTGGCGATGCGTATAAGTTAAAGATTACAGATGTCGAGAAAATGTCTGATACAGAGCTACATGAAGCGGCTATGGCTCAACGCGCCGCACTTGCTCCATATATCCCGGAGTACTCCGCGTTTGTAGAACATTGCAATCGCATCATCGAGCGCGCTGTTGCAGAGGACAAAGGCGTTAAGCGTAACGCTGACGGGACGCCAGCATGAGCAAAATTCTTATAACTGGTATGTCAGCTTCGCACGCATCCGAAACTGCAAATGCCAGATCTGCGTCGTTTGCAAGTGTAATAAGGACTGTGCTAGTTCTTCAAGGACATGACGTAGTGCAACTAGATCCTGAAGTCTCATGGAACACTAAAGACTTAAATGAGTACGACTCCGTTTTAGTTGGGCTAAGCCCTTTGACAAGCTTAAGCGCAAACAGAGTCTATGGCGCATTAAGCGTTATAGACGTATTGCTTGACACCGATAAGCTAGTTCTTTTCTTAGACGCGCCGGAGCCAAACCGGATTACGTCTAGCCTTCGTGCAATAGTAAAGACACCGGATAACTTAACTAAACCTTTCTATTCGTATAGAAAAGGATATGACACAGCGTCGCAGCCAAACATGCTTCAAAACTTATTAGACGTAGTAGAGCACCTACTTACTAAAGAATGGCCAACAACGCTCTATCCTTCCCTTCCGTGGCAGGACGTAAGTAAGGTGGCTGCTCAACTGCCGAAAGGCGCTGCTGCTTCACTAATTCCTATAAGTTTAGATTCCTATCTTATAAACAATCAAGATGTTATCGAGCTAGAACGCCGTGAAAAGTGGGTAGTTGAAAACTATTCATCATCGTGGGTAAAATCAACAACTGCTACTTTACAAAGACCTACGGTTCCTATGAAGTGGCATAAAGGTTGGACAGACATGCAGGTAGAAAATCAAATTGCTGCCGGCGTAGGAGCCTTGTTCAATCCGCACCTAAACGGCACGTGGTGGTCATACAGACTTATACAATGTATAAATACGTTAACCCCTGTAGCTACAGATTGGCGAGAGAGTAGCGCTATTGGCAGTTCATGGGCGCATCTAGCTTCAAAGATAGAAGATATGTCTCAAGAAGAAAGAAACGCACTTGCTAAAGAACAACGTAAGGACTATGTAAACGCAATACCAACTCGCACCGATGCAGCAATCGCGCTGTCAAGTGCACTTAAACTATATTCTAAGAAAGGTTAGTATATGACTATTCTGTTTAATTCATGGCTAAAAAGAACAAAAGATCTACAAAAAGACGTGTACTTTATTAACTACGAAGATATGGAAGGCGATAAGCCTCAGAATATACGTCGGTTCGTTGAGTACCTGCGCTGGAACATGCTTGCGGTAGACGATGAACTTGCAGAGATGCGCCAAGCAATCTCGTGGAAGCCTTGGCAACACGACCAACCTTACGCTGATAGAGAAGAAGTAATCAAAGAAGCTGTTGATGTTCTACACTTTGTGGCTAATATCATTGTTGCAGCTGGCGGAACTGACGAAATGCTTGACAAGTTCTATCTTGAAAAAATGGAGCGCAATAAAGAAAGACAGCTAAAAGGGTACAAAGTTAAAGAAGAAGGCGTAAAATGTGCATTGTGCACTAGAGCTATCGACGACGTTGGTAGAGGCGCTAGCCCAGACATGTGCGCAAAGTGCTTACCTAAGGAGGTAGACTACAGTGCCTGAAGTCAACGATGAATGGGTCAGATCTGAAATGCAAGATGCAAAGACTAAAGTAGGTATCGGTAATGCTACACTTAAACTTCTTGCAACTTGGAAAGATATTACCCTATCAGTAAACCAGCAAAAGGAAGTTATAGCGCTATTTAGCCGTCTTTCTCTTGGGCATGCCGCAGTAAAAAATAATCCTGATGAGCTATGGGTTGATGCGCAACCAGGCGCAATTAGTCTAGGTGACGACGTGCGTGTCAAGGCTGACGCGTACGACGGCGCAACCGGCGGTATTCACAACGGGAGACGCGGTAAGGTTGTAGGAATCCGTTACGGCGACATTATATTTAAGTCTACAGATGATAAAGAACCTATCTTAGACGGGGCACACTATTCACCGCACCAACTAGAGAAGAGAGTTCGCTAATGCGATCTACAGTAGAGCTTATTGTTCGTGGTAGAAACATCGATGAAATTCTTGCCAATGCAAAGAAAAGTTGGCAAGGATTTGTAAATAACGACTCTGCGGAGTTGCCGCCTGATTCTGAACTAAAGGCTAGGGACTTTAATGAAGATCCTAACAATGACGGAATGCTAATTGCCTACATAACAATACGCACTAAGATAGAGACTAAGCATGGCTGATTCATCAAATGAGCCTCTGCAGTACCGAGTAGAAGCTCTACGCGAAGCTGCTAAAATTATCTCTGGAGATAGAGATGCGCAGTACGGCGCTCCTGAAGAAAACTTTGCTAGAATAGGCAAGATCTGGTCAGTCATACTAGGTATAGACTTATCACAAGAAGACGTTGCCATGATGATGGTAGGTCTTAAAGTCGCTCGATACGCGTCTAAATCTGGGTTCCAGGGAGATACCTGGATTGATATCGCGGGATACGCAGGTTGCGGCTATGAGGTAGGCATGATTGATCTAGAGAAAAAAGCAAATCTTTCTGAGTAAATAGCATGCCATAAGTGCGATGTCGGTATAAGGTCCTACCTAGGAACTACGAAGGGCTACACCTTGTCACAACATACCTTTATCGACTGCAACGGGCTTGCAGCTTTTATGAGTCTTGGCTTTATCCAAAACGACATGAAGATGATTCAACGCACCGGAACATTAAACTTTGGAAACGTAGTTGCAGAAAGCAACCGTCATCTTCTTGGAGATGACTGGACCTCAGAGTTTTCAGACGATCCTAACGAATGGCGCGTGCAAAAAGCAGACATCGTCATGGGTTGCCCGCCATGCTCCGGTTGGTCTGTATGGTCTGGCCCTGCAAATCGTGGACCTGACTCTAAGGCACACGAGCATACCGTAGCCTTTATGAAATACGCTGGACGCGTAAAACCACGCGCTATAGTGTTCGAGTGTGTTCAGCAAGCGTACACGCAAGGGCGCGACGTAATGGTTAAGTATCGCGACATGGTCGAGCAAGTCTCCGGTAAAAAATACGATTTGTATCACGTTAAGGAAAATAACCTACAGGTTGGCGGATTTTCATATCGCCCGCGTTACTTCTGGGTTGCTGTTGAGTCAGGACTTAAGTTTAGCGCGGTAACTCCAGAACCTAAAGAACTTCCACGTATCATGGACATCATCGGTGATCTTGCGGAGATGCCTCAGACTTGGAATAAGCAAAAGTATACCGCGCCTTCTCCTTCTAAGTGGGTTAAGCACCTACGCACAAAAAATGGAATGGTTGACGGTCACATCGGTAAAACAAACATCCATGCGCAACGAATTGAAGAGATCTTTAGCATCATCGGCAACGACGGCTGGGAAGGCAACGGTGACACCGGCGGTGCGCTTAAGAAAGCCGTAGACTTAAATGACGGTAAGTTTCCTCAGAAGTGGATTGACATTTCTCCTCGTGTTATTCGTAAAAATTTTAAGCTTGGCTTTTCGCAACCGTACCGTTGGAAAGAAGATCACTGGTGCAACGTGCTTACCGGCTCTGCGCTAGACCACGTTATTCATCCGACGCAACCGCGCCTTATTACGCATCGCGAGTCTGCTCGTATGCAAGGTTTGCCTGACGATTGGAACATTGAAGAATCGCGCAATTACTCTCACCTGGCGGCTGTATGGGGCAAGGCTGTCCCAGTGCAAGCGGCCAACTGGATTGGTAAGGCACTTAAAGACGCACTTGACGGAAACCCACAAGGAGAACCTGCGGAGCTAATCGGAGACCGAGAGTACTTAATCGACTCAGACAAAGGATTCTCAAGACACTACGCCAAGAAACAGTGGTACAGTAGCCCTATGGAGACTAGCGCTAAATGAGTATACGCGATTACAACGATGATCTTGTTCCACTTTGTGAGCGGTGTTGGATTGCGGAAAATAGCGTGTGGGAACCAGAAAGCGTAGACATGGAAGGGAACATTCTGACGCGGTTAGTTAGCGTAAATGTACCTATTAAACTTTCTCCAGGCACGGTCTGCGAATGCTTTATCTGCAGTAAGGTTACAGTTGTAGGTATATACGTTTCAGCTGATGATATAGAAGAAGCTGACTCAGAAATGGATATGGACATGGAGGGAGAAAATGTTCTTCCTTTTGACGAAATACCGCCAGAGGACACGCCTACCTGATATAATTTACACAATGACGAACGGACGAATATATGCAAACCTTTCTACCTCAGACTAGCTCCTTCGAGCATATTGCTCAAGAACTAGACAACAAGCGCCTTAATAAGCAGGTCCTTGAGGCGTGGCAACTTATGTTAGTGCTTACCTCGCTAAATCCACAGGGCGAACACCGTGACCCTAAAGGCTGGCGTAATC